GTTATACCTTCAGTGGCCCACATTACCACTCGATGCATTTTTTCTATATCTAAAAATTCTTTGTTTCCATCACGCTTGATTACTTGAATTTGTGTCATTGCTTCTCTCTAATATTGTTCTAAATTTAAATCGTCTGCTGTATAGCAGCGAATTAATTTTAATTCTTGATTAATGTGTTCTTTATTTACAATCTCGCCTTCAATCAAATTAAGAACATATTTCCCATCACACAAGTAAGCTATATGATAAGTATATCTGGTATTTTTGTCTAAATATGTTCTAATTTGTGGATTTAAATTAGATTTATGGTCAGTTAAGTATAAAGTATACACTATTCCTAGCACTTTAGCAAGATCACAATAATAATTTTCAACTATTAAGTCCCAGGGACTTGGCCAATTATTTGGTTCTGTTGGATCTAAGTAAAAAGGAGTAAACGGGCACGAAGACCAAAAATCCTGTGTTTCTTTTACGGCCTGATCTATAGGCATAGTATTCAGTTTACGCCTAAAAGATTTCCAGTAATCTAGTCGATTACTAGTTTTTAAAGAGAACATTTATTTTCAAACAAATTGTTGAATACTAAATTTTAATGTTGCAGTCCCGCTGTCAACTGAAAATATCATTGAATCACTGTTGGCAAAAATATTTGCACCTACAGCTATCGTCTCACAGTAATCGTCTTGAAACGATACATTTGAATTTGTTGTGATAAATTGTAAAGTACCATATCTATATTTTGGTAAATTTTTAATTTCGTAGTAGACCGTACCACTTGTGTTGCTTGAGAGAAAAAATGCAGTAGGTGAAGTAGTTAATGTATACTGCTGACCAACATCTAACAATAAACTTCCCACTTGCAATCCACCGCGTCGGTACCCATTGGGATAAACAATCTCGTTGTCTCCTAATGAAAAATTACGATTGTTTCCATTGCCGCTAAACAGCCCGTCTGAAGCCATTACGTAATTTCCAATACTAGAAAAATTTAGCGAATCTCCCAATACATAGGCAATATTAGACAAATCTTCAAGAGCACTATTTATAACTCTAATTGAACTTACTCCAGTACCAACGATGCTGATCCCATTTCCGCCGTTAACAAATTGACAATTATCAAAAGTTATTTTTGATGATACTGCCACAGTGGTCTGAATTGAAACCAGATTAGGATATGACCCTGGTGCTGCATTGCTTGAAATTTTGGTATTTTGAATTTTAAGATTGCTGGCACTGTCAATTACAAAAACTGGTTCAGTTACAGTGGTATTAGAATTCAAAAATTGTATACCGTCAATTTCAATATCTCTAGGTAGTACTGCAGATCCTGTTCCTAGACTTGCACCGGTTTGAAACAAGCTATCACATACATTGGCAACATTACGATTACCTTGAGACTGTTTTATAATTGTACTTGATGGTCCATCGCCGACTAATCTAGCATAAGGTGGAATTTTAATAACATTTGACGTTATGTAGGTGCCGCCTGGAAATACGATAGTTCTTCTTGCTCGAGGATCTGTAGGACTTACTGTTGATTTGTATATCTGTTCCAATGCTCGATTGATTGCAGCAGTGTCATCAGTTGAGTTGTCACCAACTGCTCCAAAATCTTTTACATTAACAATGTCATCGAATTTTTGTTGATAACTTCTAATTACAGGAGCTAGAGCACTAGGACCAGTTTGTGCTGTATATCCGGCTGCGTTGCCTACAAAAGTATAACTTGCAAAAGAAGCGTTTGACGTCAAATCATTGACATCAAGTTCTGTTAAAATTCTAGTAACTCCTTCTAAAGGAGCACCTTCGTCTAGAGTTCCGTTGCCGATATACAATCTTCTGGTATCAAGACTCCACCCTAATTCAGCTGAAGTAAGCTGCGGCAGATCTTGTTCTAAACCTCTGCGATGTTGAATTCTGCTAATCTGTGTAACGGCCATGCTAAATCCTCAATTATTGTGTATTTAGCTTGTTAGGTAGTACAGCTCTACTCTACGCATCCACTGATCGCTCCAGTACGCAAAATCTTTAGGTTCTAGTACAAATTCTTGATATTCAGGCGTTGCGTGTTCATTAGCTGGTCTAGCACACATGAGAATAACACCCGTGTTAATGTTTGTCCCATATGTGTCGTTGTGAGCCGCAGCATATGCCGCGAGCTGTAGAAAATAATCGTCGATCCACTCGCGTTTTTTAGGCTTATTCGTTTGCTTAAAATCCATGATTGCAGGCTGTCCCTTCCACAGCCCGACACAGTCAGTAGTACCAGCATATAACCCAGAATAGTATAAAGGAACCTCGCTACCCCAATATTCATCAACATTACCCAATCCTTTTAGTATAACTTCTGCAGCCATAAACCACGAAGGTTGTGCAAACGGGTTCGTAGGGAATTCGCCTATGTCGTCGTTTTTTACATAACGCTCAAGATAAGTGTGCATCCTGGTTCCGCGATTGGCAGCTTCTGTGGTAATCTGCTGTGCCCGCTCGTGTCCTACCCTATTACGCCACTCTTGTAATTTTTGTCGTGCTTCTTGTGGTTTAGTCTTGTCCAATATTGTAGTGACACTTGGGACACGACTACCGTCGGGTAGTGCGTAATGACGCTTTCCCTCTACGCTTTCTCTTGCAAGGGGAGTGTAATCAAATTTTGTAGTAATCATAGTATTATAATTTTAACATGTGTCGACAATCATATCAATAAATATTTCAATGAAAGTTCTAATATCCGGGTGCAGCTTTACCCAATGGCCAGAATATCCGGATGGACCTAATGTTTGTTGGCCAAAATATTTACATAATTTGCACCCAGACTGGGAATTTAAAAGTTTGGCCGAGGCCGGAGCCGGTAATCAATACATATGCGATAGTGTAATTAGAGAGTTATCGACAACCAATTACGACATGGTGTTGGTTATGTGGTCTGGAGTAAGTCGCTTAGACTACTTGACTAGCCTGGAAGACGATGCCTGGGAAAAATTGTTTGACAGTTATGGGTTTTTTAGACGTTTACCTGACAACAAACTAGGATGGATTTTCAGTGGCGGGCAGTTGGGCACATGGTATAAAAATCCGGTGGCTCATAAAATGTTTTACGAAATGTATAAAGTTTCAAGCAAATTGAGTTTAGCTAACATTAACTTGATGGAAATTATAAAACTTCAGAATTTCTTAGACGTTAAACAGATCAAGTATAAATTTATGAGTTACGTTAACTACTGGACTACAGGTGATCACATTAGTCCAAATGGAGATTTTGGTGTCTATGATTTCCCAGAGTTAAAACCGATTATTAATCAAATCAATTTTGATAACTGGGTATTTTTAAATCAACAGAAGCACACTATCTACGATTTGGCCCAATCACAATCTGATTTCCAAGAAGATAAATTTCACCCAGGAGATAAAACTCATGAATTATGGGCAGAATTAATTTCCAGGGATTTAAGTAAATCTTTTATGTGATTTGCTGCCCAGCTAGTCCAGTCCTGAGACATAATTAAATCGTGATTGTAATCGACTATAGATTGAATTTTCTTTAGGACCAGATTCTGGTCCATGTTACAAAGCTGTTTTACTTGTTCAAAAGCCATAGAATATCTCGCAGTATCATCAACAATCAGATCATAACTCTCGTCAATAACATCACCAAATGTTTTAAATCCCAGTCTACGCAAGTTGTGTAAAAATTTGTATCCAGAAAATGCTACGAAAAGTCTTTTTGCAATCAATGGCTTGGCTGTTTTTTCAGTGAAACAGGATAGTGTATTGTCGTGATCTGTTTCTGCAACAATACTGTATGCTGTTTGATTGAAAACATCTATAGGTATTATCTGACTTAAATGAGCAGAATGACCATGATAATCGACATAATCTGCTGTTCCTATAATTTTTTGTAAGGGTTTAACTCCCTCTTCCCATATAAAATAATCTTCAGCGTAAAACTTATTGTCGTCCCAATGTCCACCATAAGTTGCTATAATTTTCTCATTGAGATTGTTAGCAGAAATAGCATTATAAACAAAATCTCTATGAGGTTTTCGACTTCCTAATAATGCATCAAAATATTTTGGTTTAACTACATTGTGTTGTAATAAAGCCAGCTGATTGGGTAAATCTTTATATATTGCAGTTGTTGTTTTAAACCAATCGGCCCATATGATTATATTATCAATCATTTCCGGAACATCATTGACTGTGCCCGGTACTATCCAATATACGTTTTTACGATGGCATTGATCCCAAATTTGCCAATGATAATTATGCAATTCACTTTCTATAGTGAAAACATAATTGCTCATTTCACTTAACTTGATAATTTTATCTTCGAACCCTTGATATGCACTACAATTGACGTCGTGGTCACAGTGAAGTCTGTGTGTTGTAAATGCCAATTTAATTTTGCAAGACGAATTGGCATAATCTTCAAAACTATGATAGACTTTATAAGGGAAAGGAAAATTAATCCTTGGTAGCCAATCAAGATCTATTATTTGGCTGTCACTGTATATGTCTATCAAATTCGAAAACTTTCTCCACAGCCGCAGCGATCGCGTTCATTGGGATTTATAAACTCAAAACCTTCATTAAGCCCTTGACGTTTGTAGTCCATTGTAAGACCGTTCACATACGGATGGTCTTTTCCGTTTACCCATACAGTGACGCCATTGCTGTCGTATTTCATCCAGTCTCTAGTCACAGGCGGCACATCAACATACTCTAGTTTATAAGCCAAGCCGGAACAACCGGTTGTTCTAACTCCAATCATGATGCCGTGTCCTTTACCACGCTTGTCTAATTGTTGCTTGACTTTTCTGGCTGCAATATCAGTTAACTGTATCATGTTTTGCCTTGTAATCTGCTAATGCTGCTTTAATTGCATCTTCTGCCAATATGCTACAGTGTATTTTAACAGGAGGTAACGCGAGTTCTTCGGCGATGTGAGTATTCTGAATTGATGCTGCTTCGTCAAGACTCTTTCCCATAAGCCACGTCGTAACCAGCGACGAACTTGCAATCGCTGATCCGCAACCGTATGTCTTAAATTTTGCATCGGTAATGATGTTGTCTTCGACTTTTATTTGCAGTTGTAGTACGTCACCGCAAGCAGGAGCACCAACTAGGCCTGTTCCCACTGCGGGATCATTTTTATCTAATTTACCTACGTTTCTTGGATTTTCATAATGATCCAAGACTTGACCTGAGTAAGCCATTTTATTCTCCTTGGATTAATTGTAAATTCTTTAGGATCTTTTAGCAAGAGCAGATTTAGCCATTGAATCTACTGTTTGCTCTGGAGCAGTTTTTGGTGTGTTCACATCGCCTATTGCGCCCAACTCCTGGTCATCGGCAAAAGGAACAAGGTAAACATACTTGACTCCAGTTGAATCATCTTTTATATCTTTAATTAAACTTTTTATAACAGAGTTGTCTTTATATGCTGCTAACAAGTTTTCTAAAGTAAATTGCTGTTCTCCTGAACCTTGAATCAAGTTGATTAAACTGTCGACCCTGATTCTAGGTTGAATATGAGTGTCGTGCGCTCGGTTGCGGAGAAATTCCAATACAGTAATTAAATTGGCATCTCCGCGACCGTCGGCTTCATCTTCGAGAACTTCGTCTAAATATTCGTCCAAGTTCTCTACAATAATTTCACGAATACGCATTAGCGTTTCTCTCTACCAACGTCGTTGGGACCAGCAGCAGCATCAGTGGCAGCAAAACTATCAGTTTCCATACCAGGTGCCGGACCAACTGGACCTGGCATGCCTGGGGCTGCCCCAGGTGCAGCCATTGGATCCATTCCCATTGGTGCAGCCACTTGTTCACCGGCAAGTGCCCTGGCAGCTTGATCAGCTGTTTCTCTCGCAGTGCTCAAATCTGTTACCATGTTTGCTAGTAATGCACCAACGCTGGCTTTGAATTGATCGGCCTGTTCCATACCAATTTGGTCGCGGATAGTATCTAGTAATGCAGGCATCTGCTCGTTTTGCATTTTGCTTACTTCTTCTAGCATATCTTGAATACTATCAACCATGTCTTTGGCAGCTAAGATAGCTTGGCTTTTGCCCATTTCGCTTTCCATAACAAGCTGATGCTTGTTTTCTACCATCCAACGATGTAGTCCTTCACGTACCATTAACAATTCCATATATTTTGGATTCTTTTCGGCAACGTGTACGCCGTGACTGTGCTTGATTTTTTCAAGATTTTCTGTTAGTCCTTGAGCCAGTACATAAGCTTTAGGAAAGTTCAAATTGTCATAATCGATCTTGACGCCAAAGCGGCTTTCCATAACTTTGTTGATTTTTTTAGCGGAAGGCTTGACGCCCATTTCTGTTAATCTCATAGTGGTGTGTTCCCAAATTTTAAGTATTTAGCCGAAATTAAAGTTTTTTTCAAAATATTCAAAACATAACGGCGCTGTAATTTAGCATCTATATATCTATTTAATATAACTGTGTTTTTAAACTTATTTTTAGTTGTTTCTAGAGTGTGTTTGTAAAATTGGATATCATTGTCTAATTTTCCAAGCTGTCTATCTAATTCTAGTATTTCAACGGCATTGGGTCTGTTTTTTATTTCGTTTAGGCAATAAAGAATAGCGTGGGATTTTGATACAAAATCATGTATGTGCTGCCCGTCTATTAGTTCCAGAGTCCAGCAATTTTTTGATTTTCCTGATATTTTGTAAGGACCAATAAAAAACCCGTAGTCGCCAATTGGTATAACTACGGGTTGATCTCTGTATTTTTTAAGGTTTTGCTGTGTCCAATTTTTTAAATATTTTGTTCCAAAATCTACAAAAATTTCCTGTACATTGTTGAAGTTAGATTTTTTTTCTGTAATAGACTTTTCCATCTTCTTTTTTTCTGTATAAAACATCTTTATTTACAAGGTGATCTGCTATTACTGTTTGTCTATGGGAAAAATCTTTTCTAGCTATTTTTTTGTTTTCTTCAAATTGCCCTAAAACATCTGCTTCTTCGTTAGTAATTGGTAATCTTACTTTATTTAATAGTTCTACTATCTTCATTTTTATTTTAAAACAAGTTGTACAATGACCATTATTAAACCAGTCAACATTGCTACGCCAAATGCTGTGCCGATGGTAATCAGCTGTCCACTAGTTTTGTTCGTAGTTTCAACAGCAGATTCCGATATTTTCGTGCGTATGATAACAATGTGTTCTTCCATTGTGTGCATACGCTGTTCAAGTTTATCTAATTTTTCTTCCAATGCCCGGTATCTTTCAGCGCATAAATCCACGTGCGCTTCAAGGCTGGCTCTTTCGCTTGCTGCCATATTATTCTTTCATAAAAAATAGAGGGTTCTGAATTGTTGCCTAGATTGTGTGCCATAAAGAATGCCTTAAAATGCCGTGATTCAAATTATATTTAAGTTGATACGGCCTTTCATAAAACATATATTTTTTATTGCGCCGTAAGGATAAAAAATTGGTAACATAAATCTAGCAGTTTCTTCCAGGCCGCAAATGATAGGAACCTTGGAAAATGCTTCATCCAACCCGGCCACTGTATCGTTGTCAACTAAAAAAGCATCTTCGTGTTCTACACCAAAACTAAAAAACCAAACTCGCTGTTCTCCAAAATAAATGTCAGGAAAAATACTAGTTTCGTCAATTAAAACTGTTTTGCAGCACGGACCTTCAATCAGTTGAGGTTGTGCTTTAAGTCCTATACATTGTAAAACTGTTTCCCAATTTCTTTGTTGATTTCGTTGAAGTTCGTTTGCCGGAGTATATCTAATTACCCCGGTTGCAGTAATGTCTACTAGTGTGACTCCAGTGTAAAAATACATACTGATATTTATATAGATAAAAAAAGGCAGAACTAGTCTGCCTTATTTTTTAGTTTATTAAAATTAAGCTACTACAAAGCTTGTACCATTGGTTACAGTTGCGCTACCTAGGTTAACTGAACCTTTTCTAGTACCAATTGCCTGAATGGCTGTCTGTAAAACGCTAGCATCAGATGCATTAACACCGTCACATACTAGGCTAATAATACCCGAAGTTGCGTGTGCGTAGTATGCCAATATTGGTGGAAACACTTGAATAATTGCTTCAAATGCTTCGTTGGCTGCATCATCTTCTGCAGACAAGTCAACACCGGCGTCTACCACATAAAATACAACACTTTGTCCTACTTCGGTATATTGGATACCATTTAATACACCAGTTAAACCAGTATAGTTGTAGCCTGCGCTACGATTAATTCCGATTGCCATTTTGTTTCTCCTAAAATTTTGCTTTCGCTGTAGATATTTATGGCGGTCATAAAAAAAGCAGCCGAGGCTGCTTTTTTTTAGATTGTAATTTTAATTAAGCAATCTTGATACCACTGGTTGTGCTGACTGCTGCTGCACTCATGTTAATAACACCTTGTGAACCGATGTTAGAACCTAAGGCACGAATAGCTGTTTGTAGTTGTAGATCAGAACCCCAACCACTGCGCTCAACAATACAGCTCAACTGAACGTTAGCAGTATTATTGTCAACTTGATATGCTAAAATTGTTGCGTTAGCAGCAATAGTTTGTAAAATTGTGCTGACTGCACCTGGGACACCAGCACCGCTTGGTGCACCTAATTCAGCTGCCAAGTTACCAGTAACTGCAACAACTTTAATTGCAGAAATTGGGCTGTTAATACCTGTGTTAATGATTTGTGCATTTGCATTTTTGGTGTAACTATCACCAACGTTTGTTACGACTTGTGAATCGCCGCTTACTCTTTGGACTCCAATTGCCATTTTTTTCTCCTAAATTATTTGCGTTTCCGCATATAGATATTTATACCAGAACCAAAAAAATTATAATCTTCCTTGTACATTTGCAGTGGAAAATACTCCGCGATTTACCAGTTTAATGAATCCACTCGGTGTGTTAATTACGAATCCTTCGCCTTTTGGAATTCCGTTAACATACTGTTCAACACCTTGCACCTGAGGTTCTAATTGCTCCAAAATTGCCAATTTCAATGCATAAATTGCCACGTAAGCTGCATCCATTACTTCCATGATAGCACGATTTTCTTCAGCTGCAACAATGGCGAATTGTGGTTTTGTGATATTATTTGCCAGCCAATTTGCGTCTACTGCTTGCCCGGTATATTTTCGATTATAATAAGTTTGTAATTTGGATATTGTGGTTTGAGTTAAACTGCCTAGAAAATTATCGCCGTTTAGCTCGGCAAACTTTTTAACTGCCATTTGCGCTGTTTTTACTTGCTGCACAGGTTCTCTCAATTTAAACCTGTTCCCCATTGTGCCAGTTAATACAGTTATATATTGATTTGTACCAGAAAGTCCGCCCAATCCTTGCATAGATGTTTTACCAATTAACTCTGTACCTTTGCTAGTTTTTTCTACATCGGTACCAACAGTGTGTACTGCCAGGCCAAAAGGTCTGCCTTGTATTTCTTTACCAACAGGACTATTAGATCGAACTTTGTATTGTACTCCATAAGGATTGGCTTGAAAAATATAATAACCTTTATCCTCGGTCACTGGTTCTGTCCACATGACATCACCTTGCACAAATCCAGAGAAATTCGTAGGAACTATGCTTGACACTGCATCGAACATATTGGCTAATTTTTGCCCTACATCCATATTCTTTGCATTTTGTGCAAAGAAATTTAATAGATCTTGTGCAGATGTTACTTGGCCTCCGGGCATACCAATGTATTCTTTGTAATTCATGGTAAATTGTCCATCAGCCGACCTACGACCAAATATGATAGCCGGACTTCCGTCCCATTTGATACTTACTATATTGGGATTAGACACTGCGGCCAACATACCAGTTATAGCGTCTGCGGCTGCTTGACTACCATTGAGAATAAAATCTTCTGGATGTGGTGTACGTATACTTTCAGTAAGTGTGGTTATGAATTCTAATAGCATTATACGATCTTGTTAGCTGTTTCTCTAAACCAAGCTGCTGTACCTGGCATAGGCGCTGCTTCGGGTAACTGAATATCGCTCTTGGCCAGTGTTTCTCTAGCTGCTGCTACTAGCTGATCGTAGTTTGGGCGTTTACTTACAGCATCTAAAATGTCGTCGGCTGTGTTTAATTTTGCCACGGGTATTCCAGTAAGGTCGCTCAACTTCTTGGCCGTCTTGCCGTCCGGCACTGTGGTATTGGTTACACGATCAACTAAACCGTGTTTGTAACTCCATTTCAAGCCCGGATGCAATGCCGACACAATACTGGCCAATATAACATGTCGACTCATACCGGTCAACTTGCTAGTTTCAGGTGCGCCGGTCATACTAAATGCTTGCCAGCCAGGATCGCCAAACATTAGATCAGCTTGTACAAATCCGTTGTTGGGGTCTCCTGCAATAGGAGCCTTGACATGTACACTATCGCCGGATTTTTTTATGTCCTTTGCGTCTACACCCTTTGCTAACAAAACTTTAATCAAATCCTCTTTGGTTGTTTTGGTATCATCAACTGCTAAATCTAGATCGCCTGAACTGGATTTTCTACCTGTAGTACCTAACCAATTTTCCGTTGGAAAGGCAATTCCAGTAACTGATTCTATCCATTGGACTGTTGCAGGAACATCATCACGGTTTATTCTTTGCGTCAATGAACTTCCGTCCTGATTTTTAAAAATGTTACCGCCTTCGTTAAGTTTTATCATAATTTTGCTAGTTCGGCATTTAAAAAACTGTTAATTCCTGGAGAAGCTCTTTTCTTTCCCCCAACCGGAGACCATGATCCTGTGAATTCGTCTCGCTCGTAGTCTCGACCTCTATACCTTAAAATTGCATTAACACCCGAGTTCACTACTTGTACATCAGGGTGCAAAGGACTTACTACAGAAGGGGATGTTGGTGCTGGTGCCGGTGGTCTGTTGCGAAGCTGTTGCTTTAATTCGGCTTTTTGTTTAATTTTTTGTTGATCCTGTAGCCAACTCATTCTGCCTAATAAGTCCTGAATTTTTTGTCTTCTAGCAGGATCAGTTGTTCTTGCTAACAACTCCTGGGCTTTTTTCTCGTCGTAATCCGGGGACTTTCCAAACTTTTCGTAAGCTGCTTGAGCCAATTCTTTTTCACTTGGTTCTTTAAAAGACTTAGCAGTTCTTATAACCGATTGTAAATTTTGAGGCAACAACGCTTTAGCAAAACTGGACGTAAAACCTTCTTGAATAATATCATTAATTTTCATTACGGAATCTCCTTACACCTCGAGCAAATTTTGCAGGATCTTGTGCTCTAATACTATTCAATAATCTACGTTCTAGTTCATCTGCTTGCTCAGCATCATAGTTCTCTTTGATATAGTTAATTAAATTAATAGCACCTTGTATAACATGGCTCGCACGACTTTCCACAAGATTTTCTCTGTCTTTATTGACAGGCATATGTGCCAGTTCATCAAGAATACTACGAGTGCGTTTTTGCAAAATCTACTCCGTTATTAGATATTTATTACATTAATTATGATTAGTGTGCTTGCCAGAATTTAACAATTTTGCTACATCAGGTAGCACTAGGCGCCAATTTGTGTACCTTTTTGAGTCTAAATTGTCAAGAAATTCAACTATTTGTTTACGGTCATAGTTATGTATATCAAATTGACCAGCAGCGAATTGAAATCTATGTTCCACAGGGTCCTGTAATCTGTTGTGAGAAAAATTATTTCGAGCCCATTGTTTTATATTGTCTAAATTGGATTGATTCAATACGCTGATAGTGGTATTAATAGAAAACATACAGTTTACCGGACTGTGATCATAGTACCATTCTAAATTGGCCACTACACTATCCCAAGAAGCTGGGTAACGCTGTATTTCAAATCTTTCTTCAACATCGTCAATGCTGAAGTCTAATTGCACCAATTTAAATTTACTCCATAACTCTATTAGTTCCTCTGACGGTAAAATTGTTCCGTTGGTATTATAATTTAAGTGTACTTGAGAAGGATCAGGAATGTTTTGTAAAAATGTTATGTGCTCTTTGCTCAGCAAAGGTTCGCCGCCGTTGAAATGTATAAATCTTAGTTTTGTTAAATCAAGATTGGACCAACTTTTGTTGATATTGACCGATGCTTGTTGTATAGGTATCTTTTTTTCTTGTTTCCATTTACTGCTGTTTTGTGGGCCGCAAATCAAGCAGGCCAAATTACAGGTGTCTCCCACCCAATAATCTATCCGTATAAGTTCTACAGCGGAATCGGTAATGTCATTATCTGCGTACCAATTGTTACTTCCCTGTCGTCTACTGTTTAAATTGTTGTCTTCGGCAATTTTACAATAATTGCATTCTGTTGGATATTGATTGTTTTTCCATTGATTTCTTATTTTTTCAAAATGCAAGTTATAAAAATTAATCTTACTGACTTGTACTGGTTCGCTTACACAACAAGGAGCTATATTGATATGATTATTTCGAGCCTCTATATAGATATTTTTAAAGGCATCTAAACAGGTGGTCATTCTGTTTTTGTTTTTAAGCTAGCGAGCATTTGCTTTAGTTTTGTGCTATCTACATTTGCCTGCACTGATTTTTCAAGATCAAATCCCGGCTTTGGCTTTGCTGCAATCATTGGTGGAGACGAAGTGCTGCTGGCTTTGATTTGACTCATTATGCTGTCAGGTGCGCTAGGGCCCCCAGGTCGTCCGTATCCAATTACTCCTGCTTCGGCAGCATCTTCCCCAGGATCGGTTATACGCATGGTTTCGATGTTGTACTCCAGATCAACTTTCTGTCCTACTCCGGTACTGCTACGTGACTTCATACACTGTATTTGATATCGCCCACGCTCGCGCATTGCACGTGAAGTGAAAATACCAAATACATTATCTGCTGTGTTAATTTTACTGATACCGCCGGAAATATGACTGTGATCAAATTCAATTTCATCCACTGCTCCGCGATTTAACTGACTGGCAGTGACCATTAATACCCCTAACTCTTTAGATAAATTACGCAGTTCTTCAGAAACATATTTGTCTTTAACGAACAAGTCATTGGGGCTAACTTTTGCACTTACTGGCATCAACAAGTCTAAATAATCAATCATTATAAAATCAATTTTACGACCAGATTGAATTTGATACTCTTTTAAAAATGCACGAATGTCATTAATGTTACTTTGTGCCGGCAATGCTTTGACTTGATAACTGCCGGACTTCTTGCTTACCATTTTAATTTTAAGGGCTGCTGTTTCTTTGTCTTTACGAATATCTTTTGTACTCATGTTTGTAAGCATAGCCGCGGTACGCAAACCTGTTAATTCTTGACTGAGTTCTAGAGTAACATATACTCCGTGTAGTCCTGCTTGAACCCAATTGAGTGCAATATTCATCATGACCAAACTCTTACCTGATCCTGATCCGCCGGCAAAAATGTTTAGCTCACCTCGACTGAATCCACCGTAGAGCAACTTATCTAGTTGCGGCCAACCTGTACTGACCTGCCCACCACTATCAAAATACCTGGTGATCATTCCTTCGGGATCTTCCCAAAAGTCCATACCCAAGTCTTTAGTGAGACTGATTTGTACCGCGTCTTTGATCAATTTTTCAACTGGATCAAACTCACCCTTTTCAATTAAATCAGCGGCCCGGAGAATAGCTCTTTCTAACTCTTGTTTTCTACTAAATCCTTCAAACTCTTGTAAAAACCAATCGTAGTGTCCTTCTTTAAGATCGGGCACTTCTCGAAGCACCACGCCGGTCGCAGCTTGTATCTGTTCTCGTGTGGGCAATGTTTTATAATCATCACTGTGTTTCTTAATAAAAGCCGCAGTTTCTCTTAGGCTTCGATCAAAGTTTTCAGAATTATAAATGTTCTGCACACGCACGTAAGTCTCTGCATCTTGCAACATCATTTCTAAAAACAATTTCTGAATGTCTACATTATAATCTTTTGTCATATTAACTATATAGTTTCTTCTTTTTAAGTTCAATTTTTAAACGACTTGTTTCCTTAGATTCAAGAATAGCCTTGATAACAAATAATTTTCCATATTTGATAACAGCTTCGTTGATGTCTTTGCAAGTTTCCTGCCATACGGGAAAACTAACAGTCCATCCAGCTTCTATGGCACGATCGACTAGTTTACGTCCGGCTCGATCTCGGTCCGGGACTACAATCACTTCACGTTGTAATCTGTCAATTTGTTCAATTTGAGTGTCTGATATTTCTGATCCACTTACTGCAACACCATCCACGCTCATAGCATCAAACGGGCCTTCACATACAATAACAAACTTCCAATCGTGTTGTTGCGTATCTAAATTAAACACAAAATCCGCGGGATGACTGGACCAATATTTGGGTTTTACATCTGCTTCCCAAGTTCTAGCTGTATAGCCAACAATTTCACGTTTGTAGTAGTAAGGTACGATTATTCTACGATGCAAATTATACGCTTCGTTGTCAGTTAAGAAAAATTCATAT